CTTTCTTTACGCCAAACACATAATAGGGGTTGTAGGCTTGGTAGCAGTTGAACAAGAAGCACTGGGCATTTGAGGAACCTAACTTACTGGCCATCAATGCTTTTTCAATTACATTTTCTTTATGTATTCTACTGTCAGAGCTTTCCAGATCATTGATCCAATCAACTGCCACCTTGATACCTTGAAATTTATCGTCTTGAAATTGGAGGATTTCCATTTAGGCTACTCAAAAAGTTGTATAATGCATATATTATACAATAATTGATATTATTTGTCAACCTTTTATAGGTTAATTTCGAATAATTAAGCCATCTGCTTGACCAGCAGTATACTGGGAACTGCTCAAACTAGCATTTGCCACACTTGGATTAGCGTCTGACACTTGTGTATCTGGGACCAAACCAGCCGCCTGAAGTACAGCTATGTTTCGGCCTTCTCGCATCGAAGCAATTACCCCCTGGCCGTACAAATTGCTGGTGTCGGCAATGGCTTCAAAGAATACCGCGGCACCGCCATCTGCGATGTCTTTGCCGTACTCGTGCAAACTTGACGAAACACTTAATGCACTACCTTTTGAATTTGCTACCAAGTTTCCAAAATCAACACCGGCAGCCGTCAAGTTAATTGTTTCTGTTGCCAACTGCTGTGCCATTTGATTAAACGCAGAGTTTGTTGTGGCTCGAGCGTTGGGGTTTGCTGTTGCTATTAAATCTATTTTTACCTTTGCCGCAGGGATCAATCCACTGGCAAAAGCAGAGTTTGTTGCCACAGAAACATTGCCTGCATAATAGCCAGCGCCTGGTTGTGGTGCTGGAATAGTAATAGCAACAACCTCGCCCTCGGGTCCCGAATTGTCGTTATATGCTCCGGCTAAAGTATAATTCATAACAGCATATACACCTAAAGGTGTAGCACTATACGGATTACCATTGTCATATGTAAGGCTGTTTAACGCACCAGCAGATTGCAAATTGCCCAGTGTACTGGTTACAATCGGCAACTCTGTGTTGTGTGTTACACCGGCGGCAGTACCAACTACATTGGTTAATAACACCGAGTTATTCGGCCCTGTACCTGTGCCGAGTTGACTTTGAACTGTTACTCTCACTTCTTCGGGCAAGGGTTCTTTAAGATCTTGTATTAGGTCAAGGCCTTTGTTTGTTTCTAAACTAGCAACTACGTTGGCTAATTTAGGCAAGTCTGGGTTACTGATTCCTTTAACTTGTTGTAATGCCGCTTGAAATGCTTTGTTAGCTAATGCGATATCTGACGGTATTACATGTTTTAGATCGTTGTATGTACTCACAGATTATCCTCCTCCTACAGTTGGTGTTCCGTCGTAACCAGTTAAAACAGTCTTTGGTAGGGTAGTTGCCAACGAAGCGTTAACTGCACCGCTGGCGTCTGCATAAATTCCACGTAGTCCATTGGTGGTTGGTGCAGTTAGCGTCATGAAACTGTTTGGCAGGATCTTTTTAGGGTCCAATAAATCGGCCATATTGCCAATGTTGCCTGTTTTGACACCTAGTACAGCTTTAACTTGAGCCAATGCAGGGCCAGTGACTTTTGACATTGCACTATATGCAAGTTTGTTTAATGTCCCAGACACCGATACTCCTTGTGCCGAGGTTAGACTAGAAATAATTGACGTTGGTACACCAGCTTGTTTGAGTGCATTAGTAACTGCCGGAATCGCACCACCTACCCTGGCCACTTGTTGTAGCAAGGCAGATGGATTGCCAAGATTTTGTAAATTGTTTAAATCTATTAGGTTGCCAAGATTTTTAAGATCCCCACCAAATGCACCGGCTGCTTGACTTACTTGACTCAGCGATCCTGTGATAACATTATCCATCCCAGAGAACACAGCCTTACTGATTGAGTCAGTGCCATTTACCACGGTGTTAAGCAATCCATTGTTTTGAGAAAGAAATCCCTGGGCACCATTAATTACTTGTCCAAATTTGCCAAGGTCACCGCCGCCCATGATATTGCTGGCCTGTGAGTTGATAAATCCGCTAAGGCCGCCATCCGACACAGACCCAAGTACGCTGGTAAAATCTTTGGGTATTGCATTAGTCAGTGCTGGCATTACGTCAGCCCCGAGTGTGCGTAAACTTTCTAAAGTCCCCGAGCCTAATATATCAGTTGCACCAGTTACAACTTCTGAAAATGTACTGGTAATATCTAAACCGCCAAAATCACCAAGGTTACTGACTAAATCAGTGTTTATCCCCAAGGCAGCTACGTCAACCCCGGGCAGTATGCCGGCGCCTGCAATACTCATTAATGATGAAAAGCCGCCGCCGCAACTCATATTAACCCATTGTCACATCTGTACTACCAACTGTACGCCCGTGCGTACAAGTATCACTGCCCCCGGCTAATACAACTGCGCTACCACCTACTTTGACACTAGAACTGCCAGTTGTGGTAAATGGAATACAGTGCCAAAATTGTTTAGGACTGCAGGGAGGATGAGGTGTTACTGGACTCACATGTAATGCTACTGGTCTCCCGTTAACTAAAACTGACGAATCACTGCGAAGCAATAAACCGCCACCATTATTTGGATCTCCTAATCTGCAGACTCTTCCCATATTATATTATCCCATTAAAATTTTGTTGCTATTGCGAGTAACTTTAATGCCAGTTACAGCTTCGGTAAAGCTATCTGTTGCTTCTTCCCTGGCTGGCACAATCATTATGCATGCAGATTTATTTAGTGTCACTGGAGTCTTAGGATCTGCGGTAAACAGGGCAAAAATCATTTGTAGGCCCTGCTGGCTGGGTATTACTAGCAAAGGATGTTCAATGGTTACACTATCACCTTCGTCTGAAGTAATACGTGTTAAAATTTCGTCACCGTTTGTTAACTTAATTGTATAAATTTTATTGATTTCTATGTTCATGTGTTGGTATTTTCAAATAGTTGTTTTAATTCAGTAAACCCGCCAATTAATTTTCCATCAATGATAATTTGCGGTACTGTTCTTGCTGTTGGAATCTCTTCTAGTAACTCTTCTTTGGTGTATCCGTCACCAATTTTTCGTTCTTCAAACTGAATTCCTTTATTTTTTAATAATGCCTTTGCTTGGTCGCAATAAGGGCAATGATACTTACTCCATACAATTGCTTTCATTTTATTTTCCTTGTTAAATCTGTGGTAGCTGGGCGTAATCTAAACTTTCACTCATAACGCCTATAACATAATTAGTTGATTCACTTTCCTGGAGCGCAGTTTGTTTCTTGCTAGTGTCACTGTGCTTATTAAACCAAGGTATAGGTGTTGATTTGGGTGCAAGGCTTTGATACTTTATGCCAATTTCTTTTAATGCGCCAGCCGCAGTATAATCGACAAAATCTTTTAAGATGTTTGCATTCAACCCAATAACAGGACCCATCTTAAACAGATAGTCAGCCCAATCTTTTTCTTCTTTAATAACATCCATATACAGTTGATATACTTCAGCTTCGCATTCTAATTTCACTTGTGCAAAACGGCTATCTTCTTTTACAACTTGATTGATTAAGAAAGCAGTCCATCCTTTGTGTAACAACTCGTCTTGTAGAATCAAACTGATAATATTACCGTTACCAATGAAAATCTTGTTTTCGACCATAGCAAGAGAAGTGGCAAACGATACCATAAAGCGGAATGCTTCTAATGCGTAACTGGCGTGTAATGCCATGTAGATTGCTTTGATGTGAGATTTTTCTGACTCTAACTCAAAACCCAGTTCTTTCTTACAGTTCATCTTATGTAACTCGTCATAGTATCTACCAACACTACTGGCCATGTCTACGATCTCTTTTGTATCGTGGATTGTGTTGAATACGTCTTTAGGCACATTGTAAATGTTACGAATAATGTGACTGTAGCTACGACTATGAATATTGGTCTCAAAGAAACTCCAATTATAAATCAATGCTTCTAGCTCAGGTAGTGATACCACTGGAGTGAACACTTGACTAGGTGCACGACCTTGTAAGCTATCTAATGCTGTTTGACGCAATAGGTTACTAGTAAAGATATGCTTTACTGCATCACTTGCTTCTTTGAAATCATTTGCATCTTTGGTCAGTGAGACTTCTTCTGGAACCCAGAAGAAACCACGTGCTGTAGTTTCAAAGTCTGCAATCTTTTTGTATTTTACTTCTTCAAATCTTTGAATGGTTACAGGACCTTCAGGGTCCAAAAACATTTTTCTATTCAAATAATCTGTCTTTGTGTTTAAGTTGTATTGTTGTTTGCTCATAATTTACATGCTTCGCAATCTTCTTCGTCTATATCATTAAAGCCACTTG